AAGTATTACCCTCTGAGCACTTCTGAGTATATACTTATTTCTTTAGTTTTGTTGTTTGTATTGTTTCAATTTTGTGTGGTCGGTATGACGTCCGTTTGCGCCGGTCACAAATGTCCTGTCGGGCGTGTTTCTACACGTTCGTCGGTCGCAATTCGGGAAAGGTCGTAAACTCTCTCACTTTGCGACGTTGTCTGCGGGTGTGTGTGTGTGTGTGTGTCATGGCTTGGGGCAAGTACGCTCACCGTCGTCACTACGGGCACCGCCGTCGATATGGCCGTGTCAACATCCAGCGAAACATGCTGGGAATGCCCTCGCAGAGGTTGGTGTCTCTCAGGCAGCACAACTCGTGGACGCAGCGCATGGCTGACGCAGGGTCGGGCCCTGCTGCCGGCACAGTCACTATGCCACTGCTTGCGAACTGCCCCTTGTCTATCACAAGCCCGCTTGTCTCCGGCTGGGACTCTGATCCTCTTTTCTGGGAGATGTGGTCCTCTGTGTACTCGCACTACACGGTGGTCGGTGTGAAGTTCACTCTGAAAACCATGTGGGCTGCCCCTACGGTCACTCCTACTGACACTGAGGGAGCTGTGCGGGTCCCTATGAGGGTGTCGTTGATGGTCAACACACGAGAGTCTATCCCTGACTACGTTGTTCCTGAGCAGCTGCAAGAGCAGGGTCTTATCCACTGGAAAGACCTCATGACCTCTGATTTGTCTCGTGTTCATGTTGTGGAGAAGTTTTCTGCCAAGAAGTTCTTTGGCTTGTCTTCTGTGTCTGATGATCCTAGCATTGGTGCGCCCTGCACCACTTACCCCGCTGCCCTTGCCTGGTTTCTTATTCTCGTGCAAAAAGTAGAGGGTACCCCTTTCGGTGGGGGGGGGGAAGCCGGCCTCCCGAGCTCCTGTTCGACTGTACCGTCGAGTTTTCCGTCCTTTTCAGCGACCCGTTCCCCGCGCCCCTCCCGTAGGCCGCGGCAAGCAAATAAAGCAATTATTCTCTCTCTGTTCTCATGCTGCCTTGAAAAAGGAGCCGTTTACTATGGTTGAAAACGCCAGCCGCGTAAGGCACATTACGTTCCTCAATAAACGTAATCCTCCTCAACAACTGATCAATATTGTCTATACCACAACGATCAGCGTACTGATCGCGAGGATGAAGGGGAGAGGTGATAAACACATGTTTGGCGACAAAGGGGCAGGGTTGGCGGCCGCGCCTGGGCACAAAGCACTCAACGTTCGTCGTCAGTTGAAGAAGCAGACCCCACGGGACTTGGTCGGCCCGCAGCTCGTCCAGGATCACGATCTCCTGCAGGTTGTACAGGTCCCACCAGCCCTTGTCGTGGTTGGCGAGCACGTAGATCTTCGAGCGATCCCCTCCGGCCAAAGCCAGAGCCCGGGCACGGGACTCGTGCGACTTGCCACACCCGGTAGGACCCCAGAACCAGGTGACAGTGGGCGCAGCTGAGCAGTCCCGAAAGACCCGGCTGTACCGGAGGTCCTCCAAAGCAAGGAGAGTGCGGCCGTACTGGTGATAGGTCATCGGGTTGGCCTCGAGGATCTCCGCCACGGTAACTCCATGATTGAGTACGTCGGTACGGAGGGATGAAAGGTCCGACCGGGCACCCTGCACCTTGCACTCTCCCCACTCCACCCAGTTGCCGTCCTTGGAGCAGTAGACGATGTTGTCCTGGGCCGAGCCGTTGCACTCCTCCAGATGGACCTGGTCGCCGAGGCGGCCCTTCACGGTAGTCCACAGCATCTGGGACTTCAGCTCCAGATACCCCTGCCAATGCTCCCTCCCCGTCGCTGGGCACACCTCCCTCCCCACCAGCAGGTACTGCATCCATTCCTCCTCAAACTCAGGCGGCACCTCCTCAAACAAGGTGAAGCACACACGGCGCACGCGCTTAGCAAGAATGAGAGCCATCTCGAGACAAGTACACCCCAGCAGAGCAGAACAAGTTGTGACGAGTTTTGGAACGTGTCGCCGCTTGTAGTTCGCGCCAACGGAAGAATTTAAAAAATTCGCCAAATATTCGCGAAAATTTCGGACCGTTATGACCGTTATAGCATGCATGCATGCATTTTCGTTGCTAAGCACGCATTTGACAGCTCGTCATTAGGAATTTTGGGGGTGATACGTACCTAGGACTGTCTGGGGTAAGGGTTGGTTAGGGGGGTTTAAGGCCGAAGGCCAGACGAAGCAAAAAATCGGACACGTGCGAAAGGACAAATGTCCGTGCTCAGAGGTTGC